GTCACGCGCACGACGATGAACGGCAGTTTCACCTCGTCGTTTTCTCGGTCGTCGCAAAGTGTGAAGCCGGTGAATGCGGACAACGGTAAAAGCTCGTCGTCTAGCACTGTGATCAGGCGCCGCTGTAGTCGGTCGGAGGGGCAGATTGGGTAGGTGATCATTTCTTAAATCCTGTTTTCTTGGCGACTTCGTTCACATCTTGCGCCATCCAGTTAATGAATTGCCGGCGGACTTCGGGAATGGATGAAGTAAATGCTTTAGGCGCAATAATGAAAGCGCCTTCACGTTTTACGGTAGCAAACGCGGCTACTTTGCCGTTTGAAACCGGCACTGCTTTTCTTCCAAGCGAATGCCCTTTAAATCTTTTTTGATTACGCGGCATGTCTTTTCTTGGCACGTTAAAAGATTTATAAGCCGGAATAAATCCAGCGGCTAAATAACCAATCGAACGCACGCGTGCATTTACAAAATTTTCGACAGCCTCATAAAAATCATTCACAAAAGCGTCTTTTTTAGAAAGATATTTTCTACCCTTTTTGCGAAGGCGTGATTTTACGATTGCAAACGCAACGCTGTTTGTAAGCTGGTTGCGCTTCTTTTTTACTACCTTACTGATTCTCTTTGATTGCCCAGTCAGCTCCATTCGCACTTGAGCGGCTGTTGTTGACTTTTGTTTGACTTTGTTTGCAGCAAACGGCAGCCAGAACTTCATCGCTTTATTTACGACGGATGCGTCGCTTTTTTTCTTCATCTTCTTGTAATCGGCCATTGCCTTTTCCAAGAGAGAAGTATTGAACTTCACCATCAAACTCATGCCGCCGTTGCCTCCATGTTCGGGTCGATCAATTCCAGATCGTAGAATGGCCGTATGTGCGTAGTTGTAACGCTGTCGATGCGGTACACCCCCGCCGTCGCAAACACAGTACCCATCTTGATCTCGTCGTTAATCTTTGGAACCGTAGTGAACTGCGCTTTCGTCGCAATCACGCTCACCGTGTCGTCTTTGACGATGATCTGAGCCATCAGGTTCCGGCTGTTCTTGCCGGTCGGCTGGTAGGCGTGAATCTGCACGTTGTTGTGCCAAACGTAAAGTTGCGCGCCACTGGCATCCGTCCCGAACTTGGTGCGGATGCGTCCATGAGCGGAGGCGATGCGTTGAGCGTAGGTCATACAAAAAAAGCGGCTGACAAGCATGAAAGCCTGTCAGCCGCCCACGAATAACGACACACTACACCAAAAACTAAAAGAGCAGTTTCAGGAACGCCGTTTTGGCGCTCATGTCGCCCGTAGTGCCGGCAGTGGTGAACTTGGCGTTCACATAGCGCGGGGCAGGAGAAGGCAGTCGGAAGCGGAAGGACGTTTCAGGAATTGCGCTGCCTGTGCCGGTTAGCACTGCCGAGAGACCCAGGCTGGTGGTCGATCCGGTCGCCGCGCCACCCTGTAAAAGGATAGTCAGCGTGTCCGCCGAAGCGAGCTGGGTCGAGGTCAGCGCAGGAATCAAGACTTCGACTTCGGTGTTCTCAGGGAAAAACCCTTTCGAGTTAGTGCCGAGGTCAAGGTCAGCAGAAGCCACGCTTCCGTCGCTGGCGGTCAAAGCACGGGATTTAACAAAATCCGCGTCTTGAATGTTTCGAGAAAATTCGTTAGCCATTGTAGTAATTCTTTAAAGATTAAGCGGTCAGAGCTTCGGTGTTGCCGATCGAGTCGGTGATGACGATAGGAATACCGTTGGACTCAAGTGGCAACGGAGCGAAAACTTCGGCGCCGGTGGCGGACTTGCTGCCGAGAGCGGAGAAGGCGGTGGAACGGCTCGACTGGAGCTGGAACGCCGAGCGGCGATTCATCAGCCAGTAGTTTGGACGGTAGCCGACTGGGTACTTGCTGAGCAACTCGGCGAGCTTGGCATCGGTCACGCCGGCGCCCGAGTCAGCGGTGGCGTCTTTAAGGCGGCCAACGCTATATTTACTGCCAACCTGCATTCCCACCCAAGCGGTCAAGTTGGCAACGTGCGCAGGGTAGACTGTGCTGGTGCCGACGTTTTCGATGCGCCACTCACCCAGTTCAAAGGTGGTGCCGGAGCCGAACACGAGCTGCACGCCTTGCGTGTCGGTGTTGATGCCGTAAACGGAAGAAGCAGTGTCGCCGGTGGTACCGCCAGCATCCACAACCAAGCCAGCGTTGAACGCTGTGTGAATTGCCTGCAAGCCGGGAAAGCCCTTTGAATCAACGCTGGTTCCGTAAATGACCTGCGAACCCAGTTCAATCAGCGCCTGTTTCATGACGCCGACAGACTCAACGTCTTTCCACGCTTGTTCGCCGTCCTCATAAGCGCGAGCGACCGCAACGTCAGCCTGAACGGCGCCGCTGAGGATATAGCACTCAATGAGCTGATTCTCGAACTCCGATTTCGTCGGGGTCGAGCCTTCGTTGGCAGCGCGGAAGCCGACGCCTGGGTATGAGACGCGAGACGCGATCTTGTAAGAGGTGCCGCGAATAGTGCGAGCTGGCAGGATCTGAACTTCGGGAGCGTAGGTCAGCGTTTCCTCAATCAGCCCGACGATGGTGTCGGAGCCGTTGAGCTTGGCAATGTCGAGAAGATTGGCTTGTGGCATGGTCTTAGAAGAAAGTTGTTATGAGTTGGCCGAAACGTAGGCCGCTTCGGTTGGGAATTTTTCAGTGAACGCTCGAACCGCTTTCAGACGATCGAGGCCGGTTGAGGTGCCGATGGCTTGATTCTTGGCTTCGTGGTAGGAGATCGCTGGCACCTTGACTTCTGGCTCGTTAATAGGAGCGGCAAACGCAGCAGGAGCAGGAGCGGCGGCGGCGAGGCGAGCTTGCAACTCGATGTCGCTGTTGCCTGCCTGCAATGCTTTCAGGTCGGCCTTGAGTTGTTCGCACTCGGATAAGACCTTGGCATTGTCTTCGGCGAATTGCGTAGCCACCGCATCGAACTTGGCGGTAAACGCGGCGAACTGTTCCGCAATCAAAGCGGAGAAATCGACTTGAGGTTCCGGCGCAGGCGCCACTGAATCGTTAGGCATATCATTTTCTTCGCTGTCAATCTGATCAGCCGAGAACACGCCGTCAGCATTGGCTGCGGGCGTATCCACAAAATCTGCCGAGTACAAGCCGCGTGGACGGGTCATGTAGTTTCCGCTTTCCTTGTCTAGCTCTGGCGCATCCGCTGCAAACATCAAGCTCACGCCGAAAGCGGACGGGATTTCATTGATCATTTCAAGGAGCATCTCCTTTCCGCTGTGCGCCTCGAACAAGGTCAGGTCGGCAAGCAGCTTGCCTTTACTGACCCGGAAATTCTCGTAATAGCCAACTGTGTCCTCGACACTGGAGAAGTGATTGAGCTTTGCCTTCACCCGCCCCTTTTCGATGGCCAGTGACTTGAACTTGTTTAGCGAACGCTTGTCCACATAAACGCCATGCCCCAGCGCCGGGCCTTCTTGGATCAAAGAAACACCCATGATGGTGTTTCCTGAAACTTTCCCCTGAAAGGCTGCGAATGTCTGAATCTCTTCGGTGACTGGCATACACGCCAAACCGATGTCAATCAGTGCTACCAGCCTCTGCCTCATCCTCGGCAATATCTTCGGCTTCATCCTCGGGTGACTCTTCGTCCTCAATCTCTGGCACATCCTCCGCAGGTGCAGCCGCTGGCGCCGGAATAGCTGGCGCATTAGGCGCCCGCCGTTCTAGCATGTAGATGGCAGTTGGCAGATCCAGCACGCCGCCAGATGCGTCTTGCACCATCTTGGCGTCCTCGACAAGCTCCATCGCCTCCGCGCGTAGCAGGCTGCGAATGATGTTGCGATCCTCACCGCGATCCGCTGCGATCTGCGTTTTGCTGATAATCCCGGCCATGGTCTCGTCGATAAGCGCCTTTGATTCGCGCCCGATGTCGGCGGTGACCTTCGCAGGGAAGCGCCACTCACCGGCGTCAAAGTCCGCGACAGCCGGCAGGTGCCCGAGCTGGATGCCGCGAGCAATGACCCGCATGACGATCGGATAAAGGAACTTCTCTTCCAGCGTTAGCTGTGTCATCTCAAACTCCCGCGCAGCCTGAGCTGCTTCCATCCGCACCGCTGTCCCTTGTCCCGCCCAGGAATAGATGAAGCCAAACGGAAGCCCGACGGTCAGGCCGGTCGAGCGAACGAGAGTGTCAAGAAACCCGTTAAAGGTTGGCGACGGGCGGTTAAAATCGACCGGGTTGAACGATTCACCCTCTGCGAGGTATTGGATGGCGCCCGGCTCGACCTTTTTCAGCCGATCCGCTTCGCTCATGTAGTCACCGTGGGTCGTGTCCAGTGAAACGTCCTGATCTGCGCTTCCATCCGCATTGTTGATGACGCCGCTGATTGATGAAAGGTACTTCACCGAGATTTTCTCACATGCGAGGATCTCTTGCAGGTCTTTGATGTCGGTGATGGCTGCGTCGAACGCTGAGAAGCCCCGATAAGAGTCAAGACGGGTGGGGTCGAACAAGTGCAAGAACTCCTGTGTTGGCACTTCAAGCGCCGGCATCATCATTTCTCCGGTCGTGCTGCGATTGTAGATCCGGTATCGTATCGGCCTACCCATCGCGTCGATGACAACGCCCGAAAAGTCCTGCTCGCCCCGCTTGAGCGGTTTGAACGGCTTCGTGTCCGTCCCGTTGCGGTTAGGAATCGAGCCGATGCGGTCAGCCTCGATGGCCTGTAGCCGGATCGGGCTGATTTTCAGCATTTCGTCCAGCGGTGTCATCGGTACTTCGGACACGATGTAACCGATGTCTCCGTCCCGCTTCATCGAGGTAACGCCCAGCCCGGCCAGCACGCGGAAATGGTGGCGCCGGGTCAGGTCGCAGCTCGCCATCCATCGCTCCACGTAGGCCGTGATTGCCTTGTTAGCTTCCTCGGAACTGGTGCGCGGCACGTACTGCAAACGGCCCACGGAAAAGGTGCGGTACTTGCGCAGAATCGACTTCACCACGCTGCTGTTCTCTTCCAGCCAGCGCGCTTCCCGAATAAGCGTCACCCGGTCGGTATGGTTTCGGCTGGAATCAGGCTGATCCAGTGTTTGCCCGCTCGCCCGGCGATTGGTCGATGATTGCGCCCCGACGCGCCAGTAGCCCACCTTGTCGCCTGCCTCAAGCTGCGCTTTCGCACGCTGGCGCTGTAGAGCGGTGGCCGGACTAAAGAACCTGATAGTTTGCTCGATAAAACTCATAGCGGAAAGGTTGAAAAGTCAGGTTTTAGGCGGTTGGAGATGAGCGGATACTTTACTGGGTCAAGCTGGTGCATTCTCCGCATCACAGCCCGCATCAAAGTCATCACAGGGATGCCTCCGTCCGTGCCAGATGCGCGGGTTTCGGACTCGCCACCGCCCGATGTGCTAATCACGATGGTGCCTTGCCCTTCGGTCAGCGCCGATAAGCACTGATCGTAAAGAGTTTCGCAATATTGCAGCGAAGCGTAACGTAAAATCGAAGGTCCGCCCATAAAGTCATCCTGTCTGTCAAGCGTTGACAGCCTCCACGTCGTTTGTGATGATTTCGGCCTGTCCGATGATTTTTTCGATACAAGCGGCAAGAACCTGCATGGCTTCGGCATCGAACGAGTGGTTCTCGCCCAGCTTCTTGAAGAAAGTCTTGTTCTTGCCAGTCCGCTTGTCCTTTTCGGTGACAAAGACCTCGTTCTGAATCTCTTTAAAGTACCACTTCGGCGCATTGTGCGCGATCTGCCACGATGCACCCTGGCCGGCGCGCAGCCGATGCAGTACGAGCTTGATGTAGTCGCTTGACCACATGATTCTGTCACACAAGTCAGCCTGCCGAGCGTTCCGCACCTTGGATCTTGCAAGCCCTACGCCCGAATCGACGTGCTGGATCTGCGAATAAGGACGTTTGACCGACCGGCTGCGACCGGTCCTCTTGTCTAGCAATGTCCACGTAAAGAACTGCGCCCTGTCGCCCTTCAATGCGATCCAATTATTGGCCGCACACTGGCGGTAAACCTCTCCTTGGTACCGCTCAAACCCGCAATCGACGAACACACGCCTGTCGCTAATTTGCAATCTCTTCTGTAGGTCGGCAAGTTGCGACCATGTATGCAGCTCGCCAGCGTAAAACAGTCGAGATTCGCCGTTTTCAGCCCACAACCGCACGATAACCCTGAAATAGTCGCGCTGAACGTCAACGGTCATGTAACGGCGGTATTCGTGCTCCCACGGCTCCTCCATCGCGAATCCACCCGACAAATTGACCTCTTCGCTTTGGAACTCTCGCATATCCCAGAACTCGCCCAGTCGTTTCCGTACAAACTCTGCGAGCGGCGAATAATCCCCCAGTTTCCGCGCGTGTTCGGCCTTCAAAAACTCGCTGGCAATCGTGTCCCACGCCACCCATGGAACGGTCAGCGCGTTCCAGTGGTACGATTTGACGCGCGGATCTGGTGATT